CAAGACTAAGCAAATAGTATAGGGCGAAGCAGAAAATACCACGGTGCAAGAAACCACAATTCAAAGCCTGTTGAACAAAAAAGGCCCGCGAATGCGAACCCCTAAAACGCAAAAACCCGCTCAATGGCGGGTTCTTTTTGTGTTCATGTCTGTTATTCGCCTCGCGATACAGCTTTGCGAAGCATACCGGGATTGAAGCAGTTTGTGGCTAAAAATGCAATAACTTTTTTGCTAAAGCTGCATCAGTTTTTCCACCAGTTGATCTTTGCGAATAACAAACCAACCGTTGGCTCTCGCCAGTTCCAGCCATGACTCAAGGGAAATGACAATGTCATCATCCCGCAACGGGATTGTGGAAACAGTGACGCCGCTTTGCTGATAACAGAGAACTCGCGTGTCGTAACTTTTCTGGCGTGAAACTCGCACTGAAGGATTCTTTTGGCTGAAGTAGCAATCCTCCAGCTTCTCGAATACCTCCCATGCCTGATCGGTTTCGAGCATTTTTGCGTGGCGAGCTGCTCCGCGTTCTGTCCATAGGATTAGGGAGCGGGTTTTGGGTGAAATTTGTAAACCTCTTTGAGAGGTTCGCAAATCATCAAGCTCACTACCACTTACTTTAAAGAAGTGTTTTCCTGCAATAAAACGACATTCGTTACGTTTGAAGTTTTGTCGTATATGCTTTTCTTCCGTTTCGTATAGTTTTGCCAATAACTCAGTTGTTATTACAGGGGCATTAGAGTAAGTAACAATGACAAGGGATTCTACGGCGAGTTGAATGGTCATAACGACCTCCTTTAGCTTTTTCTGAAATTACCACTTCTGATAGTGGTGTCAGGAGGTTCAGAACGGCCTAAAGAACCGCGGACTTATTTCCCTTACGGGTATTGTATTAGTCGCCCTCCCGACATTGGTCGGGTTGTGGCCGCGCGATACGTCCACTGAATGACAGGCATAAAAAATCCAACACTATCGGGGTTGGTTTTGTCCGCTTTAGAGAGGTTCTGACGCCTCACAGCCATAAATCTACAATCTACGACCTGTTACGTCAAGCCTGATCGGTTTCGAGCATTTTTGCGTGGCGAGCTGCTCCGCGTTCTGTCCATAGGATGAGGGAGCGGGCTTTGGGGGAAACTGGATTTTGTGAGTAGTTTAAAGCTACCCGCAATTCTTTAAGGTCATTACCAACAACTTTGAAAAAGTGTTTCCCTTCAACAAAGCGTACTTTGTTCTCATGATGATTCTGGCGAATACGCACAGGTTCAGTGCCGTAAAGCTGCGCCAACAGTTCAGTGGTTATGACAGGGATCTGGTTATGAGTAATAGGGGAAAGGTTATCTGCATTAATTTGAGTAGTCATAGTATCACCTCATGAGGTTAACCATCACCACTGCCGAGACCAATCGACGGGTGGTGAACTGTGCAAGGTTGGTCTTACCGGCTACTCAAACCCGGCGCTTCCTAAGAAGCCCTCACACAGCCCACCATAAATCGCGAATGTAGCCGTGCTTAGCGCATAAAAAAACCGCTTAACGCGGTATGCGTTGAGTAGTAATCCGGGAGACCAATCCCGACGCCAGATTTTGCTGGCGTGGCGGGAATATAGCCCCGGATAAAAAACAGAGTCAACGGGCAATTTTGTGGGCATCGGTTGCAAACGCTTCACGCATCGGCAGATAAAGCATAAATTCCGCCATTTTTAGCCATACACCTATGCGATTGCGGCACGTTGCATAACACCAGTCTGGATATTGTTCGTTTAGTAACTCAGCCATCCTTCTCTGACTCGCTCCACACCCTTCGTAACGCTGGTGAATCAACTTTTTCAGCGCCGGATACTCAGCTAATACAGTACCAATGACGCGGTCAATCAACATTGCCTCGGAATCAGTACAATGCGCCAGCCAGCTTTTTTGTTTCCCGTTCATCATTTCCCGAAGAAAGGCCTCCAGCTCTGGCTTGCTTGTTCCTGATTTTTTCAGACGGCGTAAAGCCTCATTGATGGCTGTTTTTGTCAGTTTTCTGGAGGCCAGCAACTGGTTAAACATATTGCCGGGTTTACCGCTGCCGATGTATGACCATCGTCCCCACATACGGAGTTTTCCCTGAATCCACACGCTTTCCAGTGTATTCAGTCGAAAATATTCGCCCGGTTTTCCGGTACTGGCTGGATAAATCATTTCGGTACCACCTTTCCCATTCGTACAAGTTTAATCACTGTCAGTACGATCGCCCTGTTCATCAGACACCGGCGCTCCTCCCTGCTCAGGTGACTACCGTTATCGATTTCATGATGGCATTCCTGACAAATAGCCGCCGTGGCACAGTCATCCGTTTTCAGTCCCATGCCTTTGCCTTCATTCCTGTGCGCAACCTGCGTTCCCCACCGCCCACACAACACGCACTGCTCAATCTGCCCGACGGCTGCAAGCCATTTTTTACTGCGGTAAGTTTTCACTTCAGATAAGAGCATTTACGTCTCCGTACTGGCACATGCCCGAACTCCGGTAACAGGGCGCTTACCGTCCAGTGAATACAGTCATAATTCAGGCTACGCTCCGTCTTTACGCCCCTGCGCCGGTACTGCTTCACCAGTTCATCCGCCTCTTCGGTGGTACACACCGGATGCTGAAACCATGTCATTTTCATGCGAACTCCAGCAGATGCGCGGCCACGTTTTCAACTTCTTCCGGAGAGGAAAATTTACGAAACAGAATCCAGTTCCACAGGACGTTCAGCACAGCCTTATAGACCTGTTGAAACTCGGTTTCGTCCATACTGGCGAACGCTATGGATTTCGCCCGGCGCCCGCGGCTGCCATCCGGATAAAAATGCTCGGTATAAAACCCGGCCTGAACGGTTACCCATTCCCGGAAGGCATCAAAAGATTTAAGAAGGGCGACGTCCCCGGTTCGCAGGGTGGCTACGTTATGGAGGTACTGTTCCGCCGCCTCGTTAAGGGCCGGGGTATATTCCTGGCCTGCGGAGTCGCAAAGAAAATTAACGAACCCGGAGATAAGTTTCTGTTCCCGCGATGTGACCGTGCCGCCCGTTGGTGTCCAGTAGTCGAAACCAAGCTGAAGGAGTTTAAAAAATCGTTTATGAAAGGCGTAGTTGCGGACACGCTTAAAATCGGCGTGTATCCACTCACCAATTTTTACTGAGCGCAGGAAATCCCCACTCTCCGGCGTCGCCGGGAGCAGAAGCCCTGATGAGGTTTGCTTGACCAGTTGTAAATGCGCCATCGTTCTCTCCGGTGGCGCAGTAGATTGGGAGTTCAGCCCGCTGACGAGTATAACAAAGGATGATTATTCATGATAACCGGCCCTGATAGTCAGCTCATTAATCAGGGTATCGCTCCCCATGATGTCATTTTGCAACAACGGCAGAAACCGGACATAGCGGCCATCCCGATACATCAATGACCTGTTGCAGTCAGGAAAAAAATCCATTTCAGCAATTACTGTCATGTCATCACGGCGAATAACAGCATATTTACAAGTAAATGTTTTATTTAAATTTTTCACGGTGTCTCCATAGATAACGAACTTGAGCATTTTTAAAGCATCTTCATTCTCATCATGAATATATAGGAGACTATTAATTAACATAATTAATGAATATGGCTGCTTTTTGACCACATGCAATGACATTTTCTCTGTGTTCTATTTATAATCTTATAACTGGTTATTTTTTGACATGCTCATTTCCCGGACATTAAAAAACCCGCCGGAGCGGGTTGAATGTGGGTGCATTGAGGATACCTGACACATCAGAGGTGGCGGGGATTTCTCCCCGCCGGGTCTCTTACTCCTCAGATTCGTAAGCCGTGAAGACAGCGACCTCCGTCTGGCCGGTTCGGATGCGTACCTCGCAGAGGTCTTTCCTCGTTACCAGCACCGCCATTACAACGGTGATACAGATGACGATCAGGGCGATTAACATCGCCTTTTGCTGCTTCATAGCCTGCTTCTCCTTGACCTTTCGGTCCGTAAGAGGCTAATCTACGTGTGTAGAGCATAGATGTGGCCTCAGTTTAATGTTAAGCGTCCTGCAAGACGCCGAATGTTAACTGGGGCTTTTCTCTGTCTGCCTTTCACGAATGCTCCAGGCAAACAGCCTCAAGCACCCGCAGCAATTGTACTCAACGCTCTGTGTTACGCCAGCTATTTGTCAGCTTCCATGCAACTGTTATGTATCATTTCGGCGTTCATCACCTTGAACCCCATACCTTCAACAATCATTTCCGCCCGTAGCACATCCGCTGTAAATCCACTGACAGTCGTTGTCACGATAAAAAACCCCTCACTCACGGCCCGCAGCTCCGGTACACGCAGCAGAATTTCATCCACCAGCCGGATATATTTTCGCAACCAAAGAAAACCGCTGGTGATAATCAGCCGGGATTTTTCGCCGCCGTCCTGGTACTCGATTTTCATGCTGATTTAACCTCCAGGTGATTCCCCCGATAAAATGCCAGTACCCGTTGCATCGTCACGCTGTTCCGGCACTCCGTACAGATAACGTTTCGGGTCCGGTCGTAGGAGCTCACCACCCCTTCCGGCGTTTTGAGAAAGCGGGTGATTCTGGCATCTTCACGTTTCTGTTTCCAAAGCCGGAAAGCCTGTTCCGAAGGGAAAATACCGCTTCTCCCGGCCTGATACAGTTCTCCGCAACTTTCCGCCTTTTCCAGGTAGTGACGGGCGGTAAAAATGGTTAGCCCCGTCATCTTCCGTAGCTCTCCAAACGTCATACGACCGTGTTTTCGTACCAGTTCCGTCAGGCGCTTCTGTATTGCTCGCTGCTCCGCTGGAGTGTAATTTCTTCCCATAATGTCCCCTGTTAAAGCATCCCCGCCGCCTTACGGCGCCTGAACTCTTCCATCATCAGTTGTGCCGGAGTTGGCCCTGCCGGATGGCGCGGTGCTGCCAGTTGGCGACGTACCGGGGGTATGCTGAAACCGTTCCCGATGTGTCTGGTCCACTTCGCCAGTAATCGTTCTGCCAGTCGTTTCAGTTCCCCCTCGGTCATCTGACGCTCGACGCCCGTTCTGCGCATCTCAA